GAGGCATGTCATAAGGTGTCTTCGTTCCTTGGATCTGTCCAACAACTGCCTCTACTGCCCTTTGGCGATTAACGTCATACTTCTCGGCAAGCGCCTTCTCTTCTTCTTTCGCCTTCTTCTCACCCATAGCCCCAAGCGTAGCCTTGGCTATCTGTGCTGCACCTGTACCCCAACTGTAGGGGACTGCCTGGACGTGGCTTCTAGGACTACCACGGGCGTACTGAGTGCCCCCGGTGTCCATTAGGGATTGTTCAATGAGGGCTTGGTTAATGGCCCTACGGCGCTGTACGGCATCCCAGTCAGCACTTAACGGTGTACCTTCGTAACGATTAGCCATTATCGCGTCCCCAACCAGGCTGCACCTGTGTCAAACAGTCCCTTCTTTAAGGCATTGTCTTGGGCTATATCGGAATTGTATCCAGCCCATTGCTCTCCGTATTGAGATCGACCAGCATTCGTGATATCAGGACCACCGATATAAGGAGTGCTTTGATAGCCTTGGTACGAAGGCATACCCATCTGTTGACCGGAGTTTAAGGTATTGTATTCGTTTAAGGGCTGGGTGCGTCTTAACACGTCATCCTGAATGTTCTGTTGCCAAGACTTCAGATCTGTATTGTAAACATCCATACCTTCTCGGCTGGTCATTTCTCGACCCGTCATCTTTGCTTTATAAGTAGCCAAAGCTTCGTCCTTAGTCATGCCCCTGGCTTGCATAGCTGTCAGGAAGTCATTCATCCCTTCCTGACTCTCCATCCCTCGACCTGCAAGGGCTGAGCCATAGCCCATTCCGGCCATCTCTTCAGCGGATATCTCTGCCTGTTGACGGGCATCGGTCTGCTTGCGGTCCAATTGTTCCATCTGCCGGTTGTAAGCCTCACTACCAGGAGGTATCCCCTGTGCTATAAGCTGAGAACTCACCCTCTCCCTGTCTCTGCCAATATCAGTATTGACCCTGGACATCATGGCATCCATGACGCCCTGTCGATGTTCGCCATACTTCGGCATATCACCTTCAGGCCCTTGGAATCCAGGCATAGGCCCTTGAGGACCACCATAAGTAGGCATCCGCCCTTGCGGACCCTGATAAGTAGGCGCCTGACCTTCGATAGTGAAAGGGTCGGCAAAGGTATCCCCCATCTGCCCCATTGCCATCAGACCCAGCTGCGCACTCCCCTTGGTGCCCTGCATCTCTAAATCGAATATCTCTTGGGCTTCGGGGGTTAATTCAGTTGTGGCAGTCCACTTATCCGGATCTGACATGGTAGTGAAGTCAGCCCGGTCAGGCATGGAAAGAGGGGCAGTTTGTGCGGTGGGAGGGGCAAAAGAAGGGCCACTTGGAGTGTCATACTCCATCTTGGGACCAGTATCTGTATAGACCAGGCGTCCGGAAGGCGCCCCGCCAGAGGAGGTCGGTGCAGGCGCCCCAGGCTGGAGGGAGGCATCGTACTTAGCCATTGCCGAATCCCATCCGGCTTGGTCGAATGTCTCTCCAGTCCCCTGTTGCCACGTCCTGGACCCTAATGGGGTGTATTCATCAGGTCGGTTGGCAAGTGTCTGATACCGAGCGTTCTGAAGATCACCGGCAGCAGTTTCCTGAGCAAGGCCGCTGTAGTCAGGAGCTGGAGGTGGTTTGTTGTTGCCAAATAAGGTATCAGTGATCCCGCTGAAAAGTCCCATTACACGTCCTCTCTAAAATTAATCACAACACACCGCCCCTCTCATAGAGGTAATCACAAGATACCCATCTGACTGTATAACTATCAGTCTCCACCCGTATTCCACCTGATGCACTGTATCCCACGTTATAACTTGGTGAGGTCCACTGCCTTACTACCTGTAAAGCACCAGACCATATGGCAGTACCCCATTCGGCTACATCCCATAGACTTGCCGATTCAGCGGTATAAGTATTAGACCCAGTGATAACGACATCATCGAAATCCATGTCTAACCCGGTGTAATACGTAATAGTCCCGTTCGTTCTCAAAAGAGGTCTGAACAGGTTGAACCGCTTTTGCTGAGAGGTATTACCGAAATAACTGAAAGCTGTCTTTCCAATAGCACTTATATCCGACCCACTATCACTGGTATTCGTCCATGCCTTCCTAACACCCGAGTCATGGCCGAAGTAAATCTCCTTGTCATATTCAACAAAACACTCACCATTCCATGAATCGAATTCGCACCATGCCTTTGTGATGGTGTTCATTACATACTGCTTGTGTTCTCCACCCTCTACAATTGGGATATTGAAGATAAGGGCCTCTTCTGCCGGGTAGAGGATAGCCTCCCATCCGAACAACTCACCTCCGTTTCCAGAAGCATCATTGAAGGCGTTCTCAATCTTATTTGTTAAAGCGAAAGTAGGGTCGGTCTCAGCTTTCTGAAGGGCACTCGATAATGGTAGGGCCCCGTTCTGAGTGATAGCTATCAGATCACCACCAAACTTGACGTGACTCCTACGCCCCAGAGGCTTACCAACATAGTAAACACCTGTCAGTACCCAGTCAGCCGCTGTTGATGGGTCAGTCCCCCTGTAGACTATGACTTCACCTTCAGAGGTCATGAAGACCTGAGCATCATCAGGACCATCTCCGGCATCAAACGACCAACTGGCGCCCCACATCAAGTAACCACCATGATTGCAGAACGAACCAAGATCAAACTCTGTTAAGGCCCCACCTGCTGCACCTGCGGATAAGTACCAGAATGATAGAGAATCCTTCTCAAGGAATATCAGCCTACCCTTGTACTCGTTGACATTGACTATCTCTGTGGAGGTTAATCCACTCAAAGCTGGACTCGTCCCTGAGTCAATGGACTGCCATGTAGCGCCATTATAGTAAAGAGGCTTATCCACCCCGTTTACCATAATCAGATAATTATTGGTTCCATCACTGTAATTTATGGTTTGGAATTTACTGTTAGATAACGTGGCTGATTCAGCAGAGGCTGTGCCTGAAGAGGATACGTCATAGACGTCAGTATCCGAAGCAGCAAACATCTGTTTTGTGCCATCCATCGCATTGTAGACAGCAAGGGTATTGACTACTCCTGTTACGCCAGTGGCGTAGCTCTCCATACCACCTCGGATTCGGACATCTGAGGACGTGGGGAACCAGTTGATTAGCTTAACCGCGTCAGTCTGCGGCATGTTAGCCAACGCATCCCTCGCGTTCCAGCCTCCCACAGGGGCAGATGTACTGTAAACCTCACTAATCTGTGCCCGAGGGGCTTTCGCCCTGATGGCCTGCCTCATAGGTTCCAGTTCCCTTCGTTAACCACGATCTTAGGACCGTATGCCCGAGGGATATTGTCCTGGTATAAGACCTTATTCATTCCATCCCTGCCAAGGGCGTCAGCTACCAACTTCTCATAAGATCTGAAGTCTTCAGCGTACTCGAGACCTTTCTCTTTCTTCCATCTCCACCTCAAGCCCATTTGAAGAACAGCTTCAGGTAGGTCGATAGTGTCTGAATCGGATGTGAAATACTGCTTCTGACCCTGGTTGATCCAATTCCAGGTAACGTACTCAAATGCCCATGTATTACCGGCTACGGGGGTAGGTGTGACGATTAACTCACCACCCCTTATCCTTGCCCTATATCGGGGAGAAGTCGTGGAGAACCCCTTCTCCGCCGCCCAGTCTGGGCCATCAACGACCACTACAGGGAGACTCTCGGACCTGTCCCAGATTGTGTCATTTTTGATATACCGGAATCCCTCATCAGCGATGTCTTCAATCCGACCCTGGGATTCAGTGGCTACTGTCGTATGAGTAGCCTCGAGGGTGAGTTGATTCCAACTACCTCTCCCAGACAAATCAACACCTTCCTCTTCCAGGAGAGAGTATATCTGGGCAACCTGCGGGTCTGCTGTGCCAATCACTGAGGTAGGGACGGTGATATTGGTTCTACGGCAGAATCGCTGAACGGTAGTTAGTAGAGACATGGATTACTCCTGTAATGCCTTTAAGATGGTTTCTGTCTTCATTCTGTGATGAGGGGGCTTGCCGAACTTGGCTTCGTAACGTACTTCTGGCGGATCGTCTACAGTAGGGGCAAAGGTCTGCGGACTGTGATCCATCGGGACGTACTCTTTCTGTGCGTCCGACTGGACCCTGAATCGATTGATCTGGTCCTGTAAGGACTTGAGGGACCCCTGCAACTGTTCGTTCTGTTTCTTGAGGGCTGCTAATTCCTCTATCAGAGGGCCGTTGTCCTTACCAGACTGCAACCAGGCATTGGCTTTATTCTTCAGATCTAACGCCCCAGCGCCGATGTGCTTCATGCCTTCTGCTGGAAGCTGGGCCATATCCTCAATCGTCTTGATCCCACATCGAAACATGTTCGCGCATTGTGATGGGGATAGCGCATTCCAGTCTTTTATCGATGTACCATTGACAGGGGGTTCCTGCCCTTTCTTCCATCTTGCATAAATCTCCCGATAGAGTTCCAAGTGCTGCATGGGGATTCGCCCCCTTTCCACACTCTTCTCTACTTCGGTAAACCATTTAGCGGCCTTCTTGGGCATGAAATCTGTCGAACCAAGCGCACTCACCAATACATAATCTACATCTCGCGATTTGTAATGCCCTGCCTTCATTGTAGCTTGTGGGTCTTTTACTGCGCGTATTTCAAACCGTATGTATGCCGGTCGTTCTTCTTTATTTTCCATTAGGTCATTTACTGCCATGTCTCTCTCCTGTCAGGATTAGATATGTAAAATAGTGCTGCTATAGCGTGTTCGTCGGACCACACAACATTGTAGCCATTGGATACAAACTTCGAATACCACCATTCATAAGGCTTGATTGTGTTGTGGAGAGTGCAATCTATAAACCCTCCCAAGGCATCATCTTCTGTGCTAATCTGGAAAAAGACCTTCTCAGCAGAAGTCATGATATTCCTGATAACCTTGTCTACATCTTCTGTAGGAATGTGTTCCATTACATCAGTGCAGAATCCATTCTCGGCAGTGAATGGCATCTCTTCAGTCAAATCCCACTCGATAAACGGCAAGTCCATTGCTTTGTTGTCTCGACAGTTATCAGCAAAATCAATTAATGTAACTGAGTACCCGGCTTCAGAAAACTTAATTCCAGCCTTACCAGTCCCACAACCAAAGTCTATAATCCTGCCAACAGGCTTGAATTTATCAATGTAGAAATCAACATTAGCCTCACCAGGAGATACCATTCGATAACTCGAGAACATCCACATTAATCTATATTTATCTTGCTCCGACAAAGTAGAAGGATCGGAACGGTATACCGATTGGAGTAATCCATCACCGTATACCTCAAACTCGCATCCAATCTTTTCCAAGGCTGTCGAATAAGACAGGAAATTACCAACTTGGTCTTTCATTGCAATTGATATCGTATAATCCACACCATCCCAGGTAATGGGGATAGATGGCATTGTCTTATTGACATCCTGTATATAGCCGTGCCCTTGTTTGTCTTTATAGGACGTATCGTAACCAAAGCAGTGAAGTTTTCTGTAGCCCTGGGTGTAGACTAAACACAAGGCACAAATGCCTACAGTCGAATCACCACCTACAATGACATAACCACCTCTTTTTACTTTCTCTGGTGGGAACAACAATTCAATATCTGGTCTGGCTAAATGCCATATCGTCACATTACCAACCGACCCCGTAGTCTTAGGGTGACATTGCGACGAGAAATAATGATTAGCAGCAAACCCATCAACAAGTGTTGACGTTTCTTCTTTGGCGTCTAAGATTATCTGTGCGTCTACCTCGATGCCATGATCATGTGCCCACTTGCTGGACCCATTCATAGCAAAAATGGTGGCGCCGTCTTTCTTCAATCGCTTGATATCATCGATATGGTCATTAATCGATGGGCCACCACCAATTAGCACTGCGGGGGTGGCATGGGCTTCCTTGGCCTGTAACCAATTATCGTAGACAGAAGCGTTATGCCGCGTATGCTCTGCAAGCTCCTTTGGAGGAGTATTCTCGATGATCTCCACATCCAGCATCATATCTGAGCTGGCGTGAGGATTTTTATACCTCACTGGAACTTTTGTTCTAAGCATTAATGACCCCTTTGCAATGGTTGTATGCGTAATCAATCAAGTCTTTATTTACTAGCTTGTAATATTCGCTCATGCTGTCATTGTCTAATAACGCATGTGCACCAGCCTTGTCTTCATACGTATATAGCTTGGATCTTAAATCCTTCATGAAAAGCACTTTCGGGATCAATTCTAAAATCTTGCCGTAATACTCCCACGCCTCTTTCCAGCTAAAGATACACCCTTCTCTGTGTGGGCTGCCCATACCGCTGAATGGCAATTGCCCTCTATTAAGCCATGAAGCCGCTACCCGTTTCGGATCACGGTAGGTTGTTATTACGTTAATGCTACCAATGTTGTTCTTGATCAAATCATAAGCTTGGGGATTACAGTGCCAATGCTTATAACCTGGATACTGTTCAATAAGGCTATGTGAACCAGTGTGCCTTACTGTTGTGAGAACACGATACTCGCCATGCTCGGAATAACACTTCTCCAGTGCTGCACGAGTCTCGAAATCTATCCCTCTAGGAACCATTTTAAAAAGGCGGCAGCATCACTGCCACCGCCTGAGTCAGATTAACCTTCGTCAATCTTATCGGTTCCAAGCGGTCGGTTGATCATTACGCGAACACTTGTGACACCCGTAGCTGCCGAAGCAACTACAGCGGCCAAAGCGCCCTGAATAACCAGACCAGTGACTACCGCAATGGCGTAACCAGCACCAGATCCAACCAGTGCATTAGCAGCAAACGAGACAGTAGCAGTCTTCTTCATAACTGCCTGCCCACCGATCTGATACCAACCATAACGGCTGGCCGTATTGGCGGACATCGCAACAGCCAAAGGCTGCGGCGCTTCCAATGCAATGGTAGAAAGTCCAGTAACAAACGAGGTTGTATACTCGACAATCGAACCAACGGCTGTAGAACCAATGCCCTGAAGGTAAATGAACTCACCCTCTCCGTAAGTCGGATCTTTAGCACGAACAATAGTGCCAAGAGGGTGCTTCTGAGTAGCAGAGGTTTCGGCAATAGCCTGCGTCCCTGCCACCGTATCTGTGATGATATAAGTCATTTTAATCTCCTATTCTACGATAGTGCTCTGCTGAGCACGGTTAGAGCAGGTCATGTTACCCATCCAGAGAATAGGAATAACAACACCGTCCTGGTTGATCGGACGCTGTTCTTCCACGACATCCAGATCTGCATCCTTATGGACACACAGACCCAAATACTCAGTATTAATCAGGAAAGCCTGAGATGTCGGGATGCCTGAATTGCCATCATAAAGAACGTCTGCACCCTTGTACTTCAGAGTGGAGAAACCACCACTGGCAGAGGTCGAGCTGGAGTAACGCTTGATCGATACCTGAGAAGTCTCAAAATACTGGTAATAGACGTTATCCATTACGATGAGGTCAGGTTGGTCGCCAGGACCACGATCTACTTCCAACCAAGCCGGTAACAGCATGGAGTTCTCGATGGTGGTTGCCGAACTGGTCACTGACTCACCGGAGCAGTCAAAGAAGTTATTCATCCACCAGCTGGTTGCATCGGTGTCTGCGGCAGTAATGCCACCACATGCACCAGTGCCATCATCGGTGATGATCTTCTGCAAACCGCCAATCTGGTTGCTTGCCGAACCATCCGAATACATATCTTCGGAGAAGGTATTGGCAAAGGTGCGTTTTGCGTTCTTGATCTTAGCTTTGGCAAGATTGATTATCTTGCTTTCACCAGAGTTAATACGCAATTCACGACCACTCGATACCACATTAATAGCAATCTGCTTCCAGTCGTACTTAGCCGCACTGATTACATCAGATGCCTGGATGTTGAGGGTATCCCAATCTGAATAACGCTGGTAGGTACTATTAACTGCATAGTCCAGGGGCGTCACGATCTCAAGACCACCGTCTTCAGTCCGATAGTTACCCTTGCCTACAATATATTTGTAGAGGGCATTCCGGTTGGAAATATTATCCTTGATTTCCTTCCGGTGCTTACGGAATGTGGTCGAAACCAGTTCCGTAAAGGTTGAGCTTGCCGTTGCCATAATAGGCTCCTGTTAATTGGGACGATTTTGTATTTCGCGGTAAACTTCCCGCATAGTGTCTTCCATCGTTCCAATCGGCTCTGTGGGAGCTTTGTTGGTGTCACGACCTCTGACATTTGTTGCTTTGGCTTTTTTCGCTTTAGCACCTTCAGCTTTCCATTCCTCACGTGCTTTCTCGACGGCTTCCGCTTTCTCTCGATCAAGCACTTTCTGAAATGTAACTGGATTAGCTTTCAAGGCTAAGTCGTAGGCATCCTTCAACGTGTGGCCTGCATTGATGTAATCAACCATCTGCGGGGACACTTCATCGAAGAATTCATGTTCTGGATCAGAAGCAAATGCTTCTACTTCCGCTTGAGTACGTTCGTTGAGTTCCTGTTGGGTTCTCTGCTGAGCCATACTCAAATGCTGTTCAAGGCCCCTAACCTTGTCTTGTACCGCTTGAAGTGCAGGATCCACGTCTGCCGGAGGTTGTCCGTCTAGCGATACGTTGTAACTCTGTGCCAGTTGCTTGAAAAGGTCTGCTTTACCAGCAGAGTCTGTTGAAGAAAGTCTTACATGGGCATTCACCAAGTTCCTGAGAAGCGTTTTCTCATCGATGCCCTGTGCCCGTAACATGTCGGAATAGGGGGAGATTACGTCACGCATATCCCTGCCCAACGTTGCATCGCCCCGGTCCTTCTCAAGACCTTCCTTCATCTGGGATTCGCGCTGTTCTACATAATTCTGAACAGCTGGATCCAGCCCCTTCCAGAACTCGTGCATCTCCTTCTTCCATGACTGGGGCGCCGGATGAGTGTCTTCTGGCTCTTCTTTTGACTCTTCTTCTGGCTCTTCTTCCTTGGCTTCTACTTCTTCGACAATCTCTTCTACAACGTCGTATTCTGCGTCCTTTGGTGGTTCTTCCTCTTTCGGGAAAAGATCTTCTGATATGGATTCCATTGCTGCGTCCATATCTATCTCAGAACCGCTGTCTGCTAGTTCTTCACTCATTGGTTACATCCTCGTGTATTGGCAATCAGCACCCGACTCTAGTTCGGCTGCAAGTCTCTCCCGTTTCTTGGTGGGCATGTTCAGGATTTCTTTCTCAACCGTTTCATCCATCTTTTTTTCTAATTTGGCATCCTCTGCGTGCATACGCTGGGTTTGGTTCTTTGTCATGCTGGGTTCGTAATCAACACAGTCAGTCCTAGCCATATCCTCTCTACGTTCTTTGTAAGAGGTTATCGGCTTACCGGATGCTGGGGAGATGTAACGGTCCCAAGGCTGCATGTCGCAGTTGACCATTGTAGGCATGATCTTCCGTTTGGCAGGAAGACCACACGTGCAGGTCTGGGGTTGTTGGTAGTCTTTGAGTCTTAGGATGCGGTCGAACTGATGTCCGTTAGGACAAGAATAGGTATATAGGGGCATTATCCATCCGTATGTTCGTACCATGTAGCAGAGATGTTTATCGCAGTGCTTGTAAAACCTGAGATAATCTCAAAGATATAGGCTGTATTCGCATCAAGAATCCATTCTTCTGTACCCCTTGTCGCCCCACCTGACCCCTTACCGGAACCTATCAATTCAGTCCAGATAATAGTGCCACCTGTGTAAGCTACAACGCCACCCGGTAGGTCATCCCCACCGATTCGGACAGCTTGGGCTGATGTTGTTTTTGCCGAGCCACGATGACGGTTAAGAGGGACATAAGCAGCCCCACCCGACGAGAAGGTGACCCCTTCCGTGATAACCATTGAATGGGCACCACTGCCATAGTGATTCAGGATAAGGTGCATCCTCTTCTGAGGGGATGCTACAGCCGGGGCATTTATGTATATCTGAACCGTATCTGTGCTGGCCGCTGCCGCATCTGAGGCTATCACCGAGAAAGTATCTCCTTCATGAACCTCATGATGGGCGATATCTATCCAGAGGGGGGCCTTGAATAAGGGGTCGAATTCATTAACCCGACCCGGGTCTGAAGGGTCACTTAGTGAGTATTTCTCTGGAATGGTGCTAATAGGCAACTGATCCGTCCTCCCCGTTGACTGTGAAGGTCAGGGCACTGCCTGTCCCTGTGCGCACTGCAAGGTTCCCTGCTGGGTCATTCATGTACAGCCTTACCTGCCATAGGGTCGTGGAGTTTCCAGCCAGAGGCACGTCGTAGGCAATCGCTGTAGTCTGATCGTAGGTCGTCCCGTCTTCGTCAACGAACAGCCTGTATGTTGCTGTTGACGATGTGGTATTACAGACAATTATGTTGTGGACAACGCAACGGTCAGTGGTGCTTGGTGAGTAAATCGAGACTGCTGTGGTGTCTGTAGGTCTGGATTGACCTAACTGCTTAGATCTCATGCTGCATAAGCCAATATTAGTATTAGAGCCAATTCGTCATCTGCCTTCTTGATAGCTTGTTCGATCCGGACGATTTCTTCTTGCCGGAGGACTTCCTCGATACGTGCCTTTTCTTCAAGTTCCTTGGCTTCTTTCTTGCCTTTTGCTTCTTGTTTTTCTTGTTCTCTCGTTTCTGTGAATGCTTTTAGTTCAGTCTTGGCTGACTCGAGAGTCTTCTTTAGTTCTTCTAGGTTCTCTAGTTCTTCTTTTGGTTTCTTTTCTGAAGTAACCTTCGGAAGATGAAGCGTCTTCTTCTCTGGTTTTGCCTTCGTCCTGCGAATACGCCGGACAAGTTTCTTCTTTCTGGGTTCTTCTTCATAAGGGAGTGGGGCGTCGTCACCACCCAGGCCATCCCTGCCTAATACAGCAGCGCCAGAATCAACAGTAGCTGAATATTCGGTAAGAGTCAGCGCATCAACTTGCGCTGATATATTCCTGTCATATTGTATTGTTGCCGAGTATTCGGTAAGAATTAAGGCATCAACCCCAACTGAAACATTTACCCCGTAAAAGATACTTGCGGAATATTCAGTAAGCGTCAACGCATCAGTGGCAGCTTCGATATTTCTGGAATAATCCAGACTTGCGGGATATTCGGTTAGTGTCAGAACGTCTACAGAAACATCTATTTCTGTATCAACAGCCAGACTAGCTGAATATTCAGTTAATGTGAGGGCGTCAACCCCTGCCAGAATATTTCTGGAGTAATCAACTGTAGCTGAATATTCAGTAAGCGTCAGTGCATCGGTTGCGGCTTCAA